GGGTAAGCTGGCGTAACACAAAATGCTAGTGAACATAATAATATAATTAGTGCTCCTGTAAAATAATAGTTCACCCTACAACTCTCCATTAGTTTACCTTTTCCAAAATCTATCTTTTAACCTTTTGATAGGTCTAAGAATCCATTTTCTTATAAATGCTTTAATCATGTTTCTTCTCCTCAATCTCGTAGAAAAACTTATCAGTGTCTTCTGTCTTCCACTTTCCAGAGTCTTCTACGTTCCATTCTGACGTTTGAACTTTCCAATCAGGAATATTTTCTTTAACTGTAAAAGAAGGTAGATCCCAGATTAGTCTATTGTTTGGCTGTGCCGCATAGTTGCCGTCATCTAACGCAAGTATGTGAGCGCACTTGTGCTCGTGCGGTATTTCCGAATGTTCGGTGTCAAGTATATTACTCTCTGGATGTGCAAAGTCAACGGTAAATAAATATCTACCATGGTGCCATTTTTTGTCTTTACCTATGTATTTACCAGAAGTTCCTTGTATTATATCCCAAGAACAAACAGCAGGATAATAACTAAAACAATTCCAAAGCTGAAGTTCATCAAGTCTACGTTTCGGAACATCTTCCGGTCTAAATCCTCTCTGAATGAAGGCAGATATCGGGAGACGATAAAAGATAGCGCCGTTCTCCATAATCGCATGGAATAAAAGAGCACTACCTGCAATAGAGCTAAGACCAAAGATAATACAGTCTTCAACTTCTCCATGATGTTTTTTAAGATCATATAAGTATTCCCTCCTTATTTGTGCGTAAGTCGCTGGTATGTTTGAATTTAAATATGCCATAATATCTATCCATTTATTTCTCCCCAATTATTTCCTGATTCGTAATCCACTTTATTGGGGATTTTTAATGTAACAGCTTCTTCCATAATCTCAATAATTTTCTTAGCTTGCTCATCTGACTGTACAGAAATATCTAATTCATCATGTATTTGTATGTGTGGTACAATGCCCTCTCCATATAAATTTAACATAGCTTGCTTAGTCATATCTGCAGCAGACCCTTGTATTAATTTATTTAAAGCTTTATAAGTAAATGCTCTTCTTATATTTGCTTTTGCAGCTTTAGGATATTTTTTGTAATAAGCCGCCTCTGCTTCTGCTTTGCTCATAGGCGCAGTAAATTTACCATTATTCCATTCTGCTATTTCCCATTTATCAAACCTACACTTTCTACCACCAAACGTTTTTATATATCCAAACGCAGACCCATCTCTTGATATTGAATCCATTAAATCTTTTACAAATGGAACACTGTCATGATATTTATTAAATAATTTTTCAGCTTCTTCTTTTGTAGATAAACCTAACTCTGCTTGTAGTTTCGCTTTACCCATACCATAGAACAACCCTAAGTTAATTGTTTTTGCTTGAGTTCTAGATATGTTAGCCATATCAGCAACAGTCTGGTGAAAGTCTACCTCATTGTTTTGAAATCTTTCTACTATCTCTGTAACCTCTTCATCACCCTTAAATTTTGTAGCCGCATAGTGCACAACTAATCTTGGTTCTTGTTGACTGTAATCAAAACACCCCCACTTGTGATCGTTTTCTGGAATAAATAAAGATCTTATCATTGGCCCCAGTTGCTTGTTCCTAGCTGGAATTTGTTGAAGGTTTGGATTCGAGTATGAGAATCTGCCAGTAACTGTACCACCACTATCCCCTCTAATAGGGTTAATATCTGCATGTATTCTACCCTTATATTGATACTTAATAATAGTGTCTATAAATGTAGTATGCGCCTTGTTTATCTCTCTAGCTTTTGCTATTCTCTGCACTATAGGATTTGAATGTTCCTGTAAAAAATTTTTAGTAAAGGAAGGTGCTTTTGTTTTCGCGGTTCTTTCGTAAGGTAATTTTAATTTGTCAAAAACTTTGGCTATGCTTCTTGCTGCCCATATTTGAGGTTCTAGGCCTGTTTCTTTTTTTATTTCTAGGAGTAACTTCTCTTCTTCTGATGCTAATTGTTGCTTCAATTTATGAGCTGCTTCAACGTCTACGCGTACTCCCTTAAATTTCATATCAATCAAACAAGGAAATAATTGTGTTTCAAGATTAAATACTTTTGTAAGATCCTGTGCTTTTATTTCTGTAGATAACTTTTTAAATAAAGATAAAGTTAACTCTGCATCTTTTTCAGCATACTTCCCAACATACATTGCAGGTAGTTTCCACATTTCAGATTTTGCATCTATGCCTGCTTTATCAGCTGCTGCCCTTAAAGCTGTTTCATCTTTTACTTGACCTAAGTAGTCTATAGATAAACTGTTAAGTGAATACCACAATCTATTCTCATCTACTAATGATGCCATAACCATGGTATCTACTATATGGCCATTTATTTTTACACCATATGATCTTAACCAGCATACATCGTACATAGCATTGTGAAATAATTTTACATTAGGTAAGGCACAAATTTCTTTTACCCATCTCATTACCATTGCTTCATCAAAAAAATTTCCTTCTTTATGTCCGAAAGAATAATAACCAGACCAATCTTCAACAGCTACAGCAACGCCTACAATATCCCCATCATTTATTAATGCACCAGATCCTCTTGATTTTAAATTAGGATCTCTTGTCTCTAAGTCAATTGCTATGTATTTATAATTTTTAAGATCAGGAAAAGACTCAGGACTAATCCATTCTGTTTGTGCTTCAAATATCATTTTTGATTTACCTTTGGTTCATAGATATGTTTTTCTTCTATAATTTTATTTAATTTTTCTTTGTTACTAAAAGCATACAGGGCTGCCTCGTAGTCGTATGGAAAAATTTCCCAATCAACTAAAGATGGATAAATTTCTATTTTAAATTTATGTTTACCAACTTTAACTTGTTTTGTTATTGGTTTATTTCTCACCATAGTCTCTTTCTAATATCATTTCTAAATAGTGTATTGCCTTTTGTATATCGTCTGCTTTACCTTTACTTTGATGTCTACAAATATACTTTATAGCATTACCCTCTGCAAACAAAAGTTTATTTTCATTAATAAACTCTGCAGGTTGAATCTTCATCGACTGATAGTGTTTTCCACCTACTTGTTTTTCCAAAGAATCATATGTGACTCCTTTAAATATATCTTTACTTGTCATACTATTGGTTCTCCTATTGTATAGTGATACTCTGATGATGGTTGCATTATGAATAATTTTTCTTTTGCTCTTGTTGTTCCTACATAAAATAATCTGTGTTCTGGATCTGGGTCTTCGTAAGCTGCCCTATAAATAAATTCATCCTGTCCCTCCACACCATAGTCAGTAAATAAACAAACATTTTCACACTCTCTCCCTTTTGCCCCATGTAATGTTGATAACTGAATTTTTGGTTTAGTCATTAGATCATCGCCTCTTTCTAAAAGTGTTTGCATATACTCTTTTGTTTCTTCTGGAAAATGTAATTGTTTCCAGTCACCCTCTATTAGTAAACCATGATCAGATTTTAATTTTTGTAAATCGACGCTCGTTTCTCGCTGCACGCTTTTACCACTAGAGTAGCCTCTAGCCACATGACCTTTTTTAGCCACTAGATACCCGTAAACTTTTTCTGCTTCTTCTGCGGAGACAACAGCACCTTGATTTAATCTTGTCCATATTTGATACACCTCCAATATATCATTAGGTAAATGTTTATTTGTTTTACCAGTAAATCTAATACCCAATGAATAAAAATGTTCTGATATATTATTAAGTAATTTATTTGTTCTAGCCAATATCATCCAGTGCCCTTGTGAAAAATCAAGTTCATCTAAAATCATATTTTGATGAACCTCACCCTCAGCATCTCTAGGCACCCAATTTTTTTTAATTCTTATACTAAGTCTATCTAATATTTTTACAGCTTCTCTGTGCACAGCTTGAGGAACTCTTCTTGATATTTCTTGATCATCTCTATCACCTTCTTGCAACATAAAACAATTTGGATCTGCACCCTGAAACCCATATATAGTTTGATCATCATCGCCTGCTATATATCCTCGTTCACAATTAGATTTTATATAATCAAAACATTTCCATTGATGTGGACTTAAGTCTTGGGCTTCATCGAGGAAGATGACATCGAGTGGAGGACATCGTTCTTCCTCGACAAACTGGTCAATCATATCATAGAACTCAATCATATTTGATCCTTCTTTGAATGATTTTAAATCTGTCTCTAGTTGTATTGTAGTATCTACATCTATGTCATGATGCTTTCGTAATTCAACAGCAGCACTTTCTATAGGTATTAATTTAGATCTAGCGTATTGTATTATTTGTAAATGAGTGTTTTGATATTTAGGGTTTCCAGCAGAATCAACGGTTGTTTCAAAAGATATGTTAAACCACTCTGGATATTCTTGCTTAAAACGATTCCATTTTTTACCCTTAAGTAATCTAATATTAGTATCAATACCACACTCTGATTTACCCATGGCGTGCATGGTGGATATATATTTTAATTTTTTATCTGGAAACAGCTCTGTGATTCTTTCTTCTGCTTCCTCAGCTGCAGCTTTACTAAACGTAATATAAACTATTTTTTCTGGGTTAGTATTATATTCACTTAATTCCTTTTTTAAATAATAGTTTATCAACCTATGTGTTTTACCAGTTCCTGGTGGTCCCATTATTTTTTTAATTATAGCCATGGTGATTTCTCCGTTTTAGTAACTCTTGGATTTGGACGCTCTAATTTTATCGTAGGCATCTTTAGTAATCTTACAGACTTTGTGCCTACTTTAGGGGTATCTTCTTTTGCCTCAAATAAAGATTGTAGTAGTCTCATTGTCTTTTGTTTAGGATAAGTTCTTTCCGCCCAAGCTTTTGTTTTTAATAAAAACTTCCAAAAATCTTTAAATTTAAAATATGTAAAACCATCTGTATCTGTAAATGCAATACCTCTCATTACATCTTTTAATTCTTTTCCTGGTGTTTTGTTGATATAGTCTGCTAATATTTCTTTTAGTTGTACATCTAATTTAGAAGACTCTGGTGCAGGTATTGTTTCTAAATTTGCAAATAATTTTATTAATAATCTACGCCATACATGTTTTGCTACAGGCATCATTGGTTTACCTATTTGGTTCATACAAGCTAATGAAAATTTTTCAGGATCATGCAAAGTTGCATCATCCACTTCTACACTTTCGCCATCTATGGATGCAAAATATATTGGTGGATCAGAGTCATACTTTCTAATCTCTGCAATCTCTGGTGCAGGTGTATTATCTCCAACACCAAACTTTTGCAATGAACATTTTTTTGAATCACAAAAACTATGTATTGGTTCGTCTTTACATTTGTAATTATAATCTTTACTATCTAAAGAACCTATTAAAGTATTTATTTCTGTAGCATCTAGTGGAGGTTTCATAAATTGTTTATTGTATGTAAACATATGACTTTGCC